TATCCTAACGCTGCGCCGCTGTCATCAATCATGGCGCAGGGTATTGGTGATCAAGACATTAGCCAGTGGATCACTGAAGATACGATTCGTATTGCTGAATACTTTTACATCGCGCACAAAACAGAAACGCTGTACCTGTTCCCCGGCAATAAGTCGGTGTTTAAGGGTTCCGTTGAAGACGCCACACTACGTTCGATGGGGCTAGCTCCCATACGCGAGCGCCGCGTAGATCGTAAGAAGATCATGTGGATGAAAACGAACGGTTTTGAAGTGCTTGAGGAACGTGAGTGGGCGGGCAACTGGATACCTGTCGTACGTGTAGTCGGTAACGAGTTCCAAGTTGACGGGCGTATTTTCATATCAGGCATCGTGCGTAACGCTAAAGATGCCCAGCGGATGTATAACTACTGGACAAGCCAAGAAGCTGAAATGCTAGCGCTTGCCCCCAAAGCACCGTTTATTGGCTACGGCGGTCAGTTTGAGGGCTATGAGTACCAGTGGAAGACGGCTAACACGCAAAACTGGCCGTATTTAGAGGTCAATCCAGACGTTACAGACGGCGCAGGATCGATTTTGCCGTTGCCTCAGCGTGCTGCACCGCCCTTACCGCAAACCGGCCTCATACAGGCCAAAATGGGCGCGTCTGAAGACATCAAAGCTACCACAGGCCAGTACGATGCAAGTTTGGGCCAAGTGTCAAACGAGCGTTCTGGACGTGCTATTTTAGCTAGACAGAAAGAATCTGACAACGGTACGTATCACTATGTAGATAATTTAGCGCGTGCTGTGCGCTACGTGACGCGTCAACTGGTGGACTTGATACCTAAAATCTACGATACGCAACGTATTGCTAGGATTGTTGGTATTGATGGCGAAACCAACATGGTCAAGATCGACCCAACCCAACAAGAGCCGGTCAAAAAGATCATGGATCAGACGGGCGTGGTGCTTGATAAGATTTACAACCCATCCGTAGGTCGTTACGACGTGGTAGTGACCACAGGCCCAAGCTACATGACCAAGCGTCAAGAGTCGATGGACGCGATGTCTCAGATTTTGCAAGGCAATCCCAACTTGTGGGCGGTTGCAGGCGATTTGTTTGTTAAAAACATGGATTGGCCTGGTGCTCAAGAGATGGCGGCACGTCTTCGCAAGACGATTGACCCGCAACTGCTGGCTGATCAAGACAATGACCCAGCGTTACAAGCAGCTCAAAAGCAAATTGAAGCGATGGGCATGGAAATGCAACAAATGCACGACATGTTGATGAACGTCAATCAGTCGATTGAGGCTAGGGACGTACAAGTACGTGAGTTTGAGGCTAAAATCAAGGCATTTGATGCTGAAACTAAGCGTATTTCAGCGACAATGCCCGGCATGACGATGGAGCAAATTCAAGATATTGTGATGGGTACGATTGCTGCTGCTCATGATGCGGGGGATTTGATACCGCCGCAACAAATGCAAGGCCCAATCATGGAAGAACCTGAAGGTATGGGCCGCGAAGCAGACATTATGGCCCGTCAGGAAGAAGCGCAACAAGCCAGACCTATGCCTAACGTCGTACCGCAGGAGGGTTGAGCATGAAATGTGCTGATTTTGTAGGTATGTTGTTCTTAGCCCGCGATGTTGCTCATTCGGTGCATTTAAACACCCGTAGTTACAGCAAACATAAGGCGCTAGGTAAGTTTTACGATGAAATTGTCGATCTGGCCGACAAATTTGCTGAAGCCTACCAAGGCAAACACGGCTTAATTGGGCCTATTTCATTGATGAGTGCCAGCAAAACCTCTAATATCTTAGCTTTCATGCAAGATCAGGTCGATGAAATAGAAAAAATTCGGTATGAAGTTTGTGATAAGGCAGAGACTCCGCTGCAAAACATTATTGATGAAATTGTTGGGTTGTACTTAAGTACAATCTACAAACTTAAGTTTTTAGCATAAGGAATTAAGATGCAACTTCTTAACCCGATGAATAAAACGGATTACCCAGCGTACACAGCTACCGCAGGGGCTACCGCAGGTAATACGACAGCGTGGGGCGCGGGGCCACAAGGTGTTTTTGTGTGGGCGGATGTCGCTTCTTACGTCGAGGTTGGTGTTGATGCAACAGCTACAACGGCCAGCACCCCAATCCCCGCTAACACACCCATACATTTTGTTGTTCCGCTGAACACTTCAGGTGCTCCTTGGCGTGTTAGCGTGCTTCGTATCGGTTCTACAAGCGGTATAGCGTATTGTAAGCCGATCAACAAAGAATGATCTATTTTAAAAGTTTTTGGGTGGTCGTCTTAAGTTGGAGTGATCATGGCAGACGTTAAAATATCTGCGTTAACGAGTGGTAATCCAGCACAATCTGGCGATGAAATCCCGATTGCTCGTAGCGGCGCAAACTATAAAGTTACAGCAGGAAGTATTGCAGCTCTTGGCGGTGGTGGAGGTACAACAACCAACGCTTTAACGATGAACAATTCGGGTTCCGGTGCAGTTTCTGGAACCACGTTTAATGGTTCTGCCGCACAAACCATCAGCTACAACACGATTGGCGCACCAAGCATCACCGGTACAAACGCAACAGGAACATGGGCTATTGATGTTAGCGGGTCTGCCGGGACCGCTGCGGCGGTGTCTGGTGGTGGCGCTAACCGACTTGTGTACCAGACAGGCTCAAGCACAACATCATTTGTTACTGCACCTACGGTTACTGACACTTTTTTGAAGTGGAATGGTAGTGCTTTTGTTTGGGATGCTGCATCAGGTGCTGGCACTGTAACGTCTATTACTGCTGGATCGGGTTTAAGCGGCGGTACGATTACCACATCAGGCACGATTGCATTAGCAACTGCTTATGGCGATACGGTAAACCCCTACGCAAGCAAAACAGCTAATTACGTTTTAGCTTCCCCTAACGGTTCTTCTGGTGTTCCTACGTTTAGAGCGTTAGTTGCTGCTGATATACCTCAAATTTCACTAGCTACAGGTGTGACAGGTAATTTGCCTGTTACTAATTTGAACTCTGGGACTGGGGCATCGGCTACAACATATTGGCGTGGTGATGGCACATGGGCCACACCCGCTGGGGCTGGCACTGTAACGTCTGTTGCTTTGTCGATGCCTTCAGGGTTTTCGGTTGCCGGAAGCCCTGTAACCAGTTCAGGCACCTTAGCAGTTACTACGACATTAAGTGGTGTTTTAAAAGGCACAGGCTCTGGTTTTACAGCTGCAACAGCAGGTACGGACTACCAAGCACCTATTACGCTCACTACGACAGGTACATCGGGTGCGGCTACTTTTGTAGGTAATACCTTAAACATCCCCCAATACTCAGGTGGTGGCGGGTCAGGTACGGTTACATCGGTAGCACAGACATTTACCGGCGGTATTGTTTCTGTAGCAGGCTCCCCAATTACAACATCGGGAACTTTAGCCTTAACGGTTGCGGGTACGTCAGGCGGTATTCCTTATTTCTCAAGCGGCACAACTTGGGCTAGCTCTAGTGCGTTGACAGCGAACGCTCTTATGATTGGCGGCGGGGCTGGCGCTGCGCCGAGCACAGTAACCACAGGTACAGGTGTTGTCACAGCGCTCGGTGTTAATACCGGTTCTGCCGGTGCTTTTGTTGTTAACGGTGGAGCGTTAGGTACACCATCAAGCGGTACGGTAACTAACCTAACGGGTACAGCTAGCATCAATATTAACGGTACGGTTGGGGCAACTACACCAACCACCGGCGCCTTTACGACCCTTTCTGCTTCATCTACCACTACATTTTCGGGTTTAACAGCAAGCACCGCACTTGCACTTGATGCAAGTAAGAATGTTGTCAGCGTGACAAACACAGGGTCAGGTAACAATGTGTTGGCAACTTCGCCAACCTTGGTTACACCTAATCTTGGCACACCGACAACATTGACGTTGACTAATGCCACAGGTCTTCCGTTATCGACAGGTGTTACAGGCAATCTCCCCGTAACAAACCTTAACTCCGGAACGTCTGCATCTTCAACAACATTTTGGCGTGGTGATGGAACGTGGGCTACACCAACTGCCGCTGCAACGATCCCCGTTAGTGATGAAGGCACGCAAATTACCGCAGCAGTATCATCCTTCAATTTTGTTGGTTCTGGCGTAACCGCTACGGCCGTCGGCAACGATGTAACAGTGACAGTTTCAGGTGGCGGCTCATCCGTAGCGCAAAACTATGCGTGGTTTTTGTCATAAGGATTTATTATGGGAACATTAGTTCTTGATACCACAACCAAGACGATTAAAGTCGCCATGTCTGGGGCGGCGGCAACGTCAAACCCCGAATTTACGGTGGCTTATGCTGATAGCACCTCATCTTCACTAACTGAAGGTGCGTTAGATGGCGCTTTAAACGGCACATCGGATGTTACGGTTGTTTCTGCGCCAGCATCGTCTACAAGACGTGTCATTAAGTGGATAACCATTGAGAATAAAGATACCGCTTCGGTTACGCTGACTGTTAAGTATGACAACAACGGCACGCAGCGGATTATTGCTAAAGTGACTTTGGATGTTGGCGACACTTGGACAACAGATGGTACGTTTAGCAACACGGGCGCACTAAAAACGGCTTTATCGGGTGTTGGATCAGGGACAGTTACCTCAGTAGCCCTTAGCGGCGGTACAACAGGTCTGACGGTATCTGGCAGTCCTATCACCACATCAGGCACCATAACCTTAGCTGGCACGCTCGCTGTAGCTAATGGTGGTACTGGTGTAACCACATCAACAGGGTCAGGTTCAGTTGTTTTATCAACCTCACCAACTTTAACTACACCTGTACTAGGCACACCGACATCAGGAACACTCAGTAACTGTACGGTAGACGGTACTAACCCAGTTGGGTATATCAATGCTCCGCAAAGCACTAATACAACTTTAGCTTTGACCGATCAAGGTAAGCACGTTTACTTTACTGGTGGGTCTACAGCCACACTTAGCGTACCCACAAATGCTTCCGTTGCGTTTCCTACGGGAACAACTATTTTAGTGGTTAACAACAACTCAAGTACTTTGACTATTCAAAACGCAACTTCTGGTGTTTCTTTTCAATTAGCTAATGGAGCATCAGCTACGTCAAGAACAGTAGCAACAAAGGGCATGGCTACTTTGCTTTATGTTGGCTCTGATACTTGGTATGTTTCTGGTGCGGGAGTAACCTAATGGCTGGCGCATTATCGGCAATGATTGCCGCTGCCTTTTCTGGTGGCGGCGGTGGCGGCGGTGGCTACACAATCGTCCAAACCTTTACTGCTACGAGTACATGGACTTGCCCTGCTGGGGTGACAGAGGTTGAGTATTTGGTAGTTGCTGGTGGTGGGGGTGGTGGAGCTGGCAATGGTGGCGGAGGAGGTGCTGGAGGTTTTAGAACAGGAACAGGAGTGTCGGTTACTGCTGGCACTAATTACACAATTACAGTTGGCGGTGGAGCTAGTGGCGGCAGTGCAAATACACAAGCACCTAGCGGTTCAAATTCTTCTATCGTAGGGGGTTCGTCACCTTCGCCGTTTGCAGCACCTGGAATAGTTTCTACCGGCGGCGGCGGTGGAGGGTGCGGGTCTTTTGGTACTGCCGGTGCTGAATCGGGTGCGAATGGTGGTTCTGGTGGTGGCTCTGGTTCTAGTGGCCCCGCACCTGGAACGGCGGGAACAGGAAACACTCCATCTGTAAGTCCGTCACAAGGTAGCAGTGGAGGTACTGGCGCAAGTTCTGATAACGGAGCAGGCGGAGGTGGTGGAGCCTCTGCGTTAGGCGCTAATGGTGGTAGTGGTTCAGGCGGTAATGGTGGTAATGGAACCGCTTCATCAATTACGGGAAGTTCTGTGACTTATGCTGGTGGCGGCGGTGGTGGAACAAACAGTTCTAAAGCTGGGTCGGCTGGTACTGGAGGCACAGGCGGAGGTGGAAACGGCGGGAAAACAGGGGTTGGAACTGCTGGCACAGTCAACACAGGTGGTGGTGGCGGTGGTGGTGGCAGAAACGGCTCAACAAATGAGGCGGGCGGTGCAGGCGGCTCCGGCATTGTTATCCTGAAGTACACCGTACCAAGCCAAACTGTATTTGTGTTCAAAGGCACTACCACTTGGAAATGCCCGACAGGTGTTACCAGCGTTGACTATCTTGTGGTTGCTGGTGGAGGTGGGGGTGGTGCAGGAGTGACTGCAAATAGCAATGGTGGTGGCGGTGGTGCTGGTGGCTTTAGAACTGGCGCAGGTCTTTCTGTAAGCGAAGGGCAGGATTACACAATTACAGTCGGTGCTGGACAGCCATCTAATACAAATGGTCAAGATTCTTCTATCGGCTCTCCTGCATCAATAACCGCTACCGGTGGAGGTAAAGGCGGAACTTCGCAAGGAGCTGGATCTAGTGGAGGCTCTGGTGGGGGTGGATCGGCTGGTGGCCCTAGTAACGGCCCTGGCGGGGCTGGTAATACACCCGCAATTCCTGCCCCAGCGGTTCAGGGATATGCAGGAGGAAATGGCTTAGTATCCGGCGGTAATGCTTACGGCGGTGGCGGCGGTGGTGCTGGCGGGTTAGGCAATCCTGGGACTTCCTCTCCAGGAAAAGGCGGAGATGGAGGGATAGGAAAAACCTCTGCGATTAGCGGTTCTACAGTAACTTATGGCGGTGGGGGTGGTGGTTCTGGAACTACTACAAGCGGTTCTGGTGGGTCAAGTCTTGGCGGTGCTGGAAGCCCCAGCGGTGCAGGAAGTAATGCGCCTAATGCGAATACTGGCAGCGGTGGTGGTGGTGGCTTTAATACAGGTTCTGGGGCCGGCGGCTCTGGAAGCTCCGGCATTGTTATCATCAAAATCAATCAATAACATGACTACAAAAATCTACAAGTTTCTTGGAATCGATACAGCCATGCACCTACTGCGTCCAGGTGCAAAGTGGGAAATATCAAACAACGTGTTTACTCGGTGGGATGATCCACGGCCATGCCCAAGCATAGAAGAAGTGTATTGGGTTATGGACAAGATCAAAGAGTTTGAAGAAATGATTCCTACGATTTGGTTGCCTGAGCAGTTAGAGGAAATGGGCATCAGGCAAAAGGAAATTGAAGATGCAATTGCATAATCTGTTTCCTACGCCTGTAGGCTTTGCAGAGCTTGGCAGACCCCTGAGCGATGAGGAGCTGTTCTTCATCCGTGAGCTTGAGACTCGGCCCAACATGGGTAACACCACGTCTACAAACAACTTTGTACTGCGTGATCCTGCTCTCACCTCACTTCGTTCGTTCATTGAAGATGCGGTATCGGATTACTTCAAGTCTACGGTAAATCCCAAGCACAACGTAAGCCTGAGAGTGACGCAAAGCTGGTGTAATTACAGTGAGCCAGGGCAATACCACCACAAACACGCACATCCTAATAGCTACATCTCAGGTGTGTTTTATGTTCAGACAAACCCTGATGACAGGATTTACTTTTATAAAGATGGCTGGCAGCAGATCAAGTTCCCGCCTGAGACATGGAACCCGTACAACTCTGAAAGTTGGTGGTTTGAAGCGACTGTCGGCAAGTTGATTCTGTTTCCGTCAAGCCTGACGCACATGGTTCCTGAGATTAAAGGCGATGACACAAGAATCTCACTATCGTTTAACACCTTCCCAGTCGGTGTCGTCGGGGAAGAAATGGATTTAACCGGATTAAAGCTGGAGGCGTAATGAGTCACTTTGCCCGTATTGATGAAAACAACATCGTCACTCAGGTGGTGGTGGTCGATAACAAAGACACCAGTGATGCTTCTGGCGTTGAGAAAGAACATATCGGCGCAGCGCATCTTGAAAAGATTCTCGGTGGCACTTGGAAGCAGACAAGCTACAACGGAAACAGGCGTAAGAACTACGCAGGTATTGGTTACACCTACCGAGAAGATATAGACGCTTTCGTACCGCCTAAGCCTTTTGCTAGTTGGCTACTTAACGCTGATGCACAGTGGGAAGCGCCAGTAGCAATGCCTACAGATGGAAAGATGTACAGTTGGGATGAAGCAACGACAAGTTGGGTTGAAGCAATATTGCCACAATAACTTGTGTAAGATATGATGTTTTAACTGTACCGGCCCAGTAGACCGGGACTCTAACGAGTAAGTCATGAGCGACGAAAGTCAAACCTTAGCGGAAGTAGAATCCGCGCTAGCACCCGAGGTGACGGCCACCACGGAGGATGCACGAAATGCGCCGGAGGTCGCTGAACAAGCGCCAGATCAGACTGAGGAAAAGCGTTTTACCCAGGCTGAACTAGACGCGATGATCAGCAAACGCCTTGCAAGAGAGCAACGCAAGTGGGAACGAGAACAAAAGCTGAGGGCGTCAACGCCCGATATGCCGTCTGGTGATCTACCCGCGCAAGATAGTTTTGCGTCAACTGAGGAATACGCGGAAGCGTTAGCCGAAAGAAAAGCCGCAGAATTGCTTGCACGTCGGGATGCAGAAAGACAGCGTGCGGAAGTTCTTGAGGTCTATCACGAGCGCGAAGAAGAAGCGCGGTCTAAGTACGAAGATTTTGAACAAGTCGCGTACAACCCCCGACTTCCAATCACGACAGTGATGGCTGAAACGATTCAAGCGTCTGACATTGGCCCCGAGGTGGCTTATTACCTTGGTTCTAATCCGAAAGAAGCTGATCGTATTGCCAAGTTGTCGCCTTTTTTGCAGGCAAAAGAGATTGGGAAGATTGAAGCTAGGTTAAGTGAAAATCCTCCTGTTAAGAAATCATCGAGTGCCCCAGCGCCGATTCAGCCTGTCACTCCTAGGGGTGGCAACGCAAGAGTTTTAGACACAACTGACCCGCGTTCAATTAAGGAAATGTCAACGTCAGAGTGGATAGAAGCCGAGCGTCAAAGGCAGATTAAGAAGTGGGAATCTCAAAACCGAGTCCGCTAATTTTTTGAAAAGGAATTGTCATGGCAAATAGCCTACTTACCATCGACATGATTACTCGCAAGGCGCTTGAAATCCTTGAGAATAATCTTGTCTTAACCCGCAACGTAAACCGCCAGTACGACGACAGCTTTGCCGTTGAAGGCGCTAAGATTGGTTCAACCCTCCGTATTCGCCTCCCGGACCGTGCGCTTGTCACTGACGGTGCTGCACTGCAAGTCCAAAGCGATAACGAGCAGTACACCACGTTGACTGTTGCTACGCAAAAGCACATCGGTGTTAACTTCACATCTGCTGAATTGACCTTGCAGTTGGACGACTTCGCAGAGCGTGTGCTTAAGCCTCGTATTAGCCAGCTTGCTGCTAGCATCGACGCTGACGTTGCTAACTCCTACCAGTACATCGGTAACACAGTTGGTACGCCTGGAACGACGCCCGCTACATCGTTGGTTCTGTTGCAAGCACAGCAAAAACTCAACGAGAACGCTGCGGTTATGTCGCCCCGTTACGCCACCGTCAACCCAGCCGCTAACGCTGGTTTGGTTGAAGGCATGAAAGGTCTTTTTAACCCCACCGACACGATCAGCCGTCAGTTCAAGAACGGCATGATGGGCATGGGTGTGCTTGGGTTTGATGAGATCAACATGTCTCAGTCGATCAAGCAGTTCACGACCGGATCGCGTACGGCTACTGGCGGTACAACGTCTGCTGCTGTAACAAGCGAAGGTGCAACGACTATCGCCATCACTGGCGCAGGTGCTAGCGCAACCGTTAAAGCTGGCGACGTGTTTACCGTGGCTGATTGCTATGCAGTTAACCCACAAACCCGTGAGTCCACTGGTTCGCTGTTCCAGTTCGTTGCAACCGTTGACGTCACGCTGAATGGCTCTGGCGCAGGTAACATCACTGTCGCTCCGATCTATTCTTCGGGTAACGCCTTAGCTACCGTTGCTAGCCTTCCTGCTACCAGCAAGGCCGTGACTTTTGTTGGTGCAGCATCTAGCCAGTACCCACAAAACCTCGTCTACCACAAAGACGCTATCACTTTCGCCACTGCCGATCTGATGATGCCGCAAGGCGTTGACATGGCATCGCGTCAGGTTCATAACGGTATTTCGATGCGTATTGTTCGTCAGTACGACATCAACAACGACCGTATGCCCTGCCGTATTGACGTGCTCTATGGCTACAGCGTGATTCGTCCGCAAATGGCAGTTCGACTCTGGGGCTAATCGATCTAGGGGGCTTCGGCCCCCTTACCCAATTATTTTTTGAAAGGATTTATCATGGCAATTCCTAATGGTGCTGGTGGCTATCAGTACAACGACGGTAATACCGGCGAGGCTTTGTTGTTTGTTCAAGGTGCTCCTACCGCGCTTACTGGCGCAGCTACAATCACAGCGGCTCAACTAGCAAACGGTCTGTTTA